ATCACTCTACCATCTTTCATTGTAGATGTATATCCAGCTTCGCGCGAGATTGTAGAGTACGCCGTCCAACCAGCATGTTGAACCAATCGATGCATTGCATCTTTTAGTTTTACTGAGGATGTATAATAATGAAGAGCAGTATCGGATTCATGTCCATCGCCCAGACACATACTCATTACAAGTAGTTTAGCTTGTGCTGCACTTAGATTATAAACCCAATCTGGCAAATCTTTATGAATTGCACCAACACTCAAATCCTTCAAATAGTTTGTAAGATATTTATTATTAATATATAATTTTTTTGTAGTTTCAACATAATTATAATCAAATATTAGATTATCACATGCAGTAGATAAAGCCGTTTTAACACGTAATTTATTTGCTGCAAATTCTGTTCTATAAATAGAATTATCAGGATAATCTGCAACCCATCCTTCGGCCACCCAAATTCCAAAGAGGGTTAACCAATCATTCATTTTTTCAATTGGTATTTTAAATTCATCTGTTTCAAATGAATAATCTGGTTGATCAATTTCAGCAGCTGATAAATAGGTCATTCGTTTTCCCATAATATCTTTTGCTTCTTTTAACATAAATGATTTTGAGTCACGTGGTTGTACAAACATACGATGATTTAAAGTGGTTTTCAAACTAATACCTTGGGTTTCAACTTCATATATATTTTCATTACATTCTAATTTAATAAGATCAGTAGGATTCATATATTCCATTTTCATTGTTTTACGATTCAATTGTGCAACTTCATCGTCAAGAGATACATCTTTAATAGAGATCCATCCACGATTTCGTGTCATAACTTCATGATCATCTGTCAAACAAAGCTTATCCCCAATTGTGGGAATACGTTCACTTCGTACACGAATCTTGACGAAGCTAAATCCTTCGCCATTGCGACCTTTATAAATTCGATCGACCCATCCAGATTCGTTATTGCGGATGAGTTTGCTGGAATCGCGATATCGCTTTCCACCTGCAGCTTCTACTGCTGCAGCAGCTGCAGCAGCTGACATATTGTTCAGAGCACTATGACTCATTCCAGCAGCGGATGCTCCCTCTACCGCACGAAGGCGGATGGGAACTACTTTGCCAATGAGAACATCATCTGAATCAACAAATGTATTTTCAGGAACTAATCCATCGAATACTAATTTATTATAATTTGCCATTTTCATACTGCGCGTAAGAATCGGATCTGGTTTACAAAATCGTTCTTCTTCGCCTGAAGCTTGATTCTTCTTCTCCTCATCCTTGTAGGTTCGGTAGAAGTAGGATCGAAACAAACCTCGTTCAATAGAGGCACGATTAATCATAATTGAATCTTCTTGATTGTAACCACCGTATTGAGCTATAGCAACAATAATATTCTTTCCACTTGGCATGTCAATTGCACGAAAGTGCTTTGCCATGTAAGAACTGATCAACGGTCGGTCATTCGACCAAAGAACGTTTGACATGGTATCCATGCGTTCTGAATAATTCAGTGCATAAAGTCCCATCGCTTGTTTTCCCATTGAACAATTACAACTTACAATTCCATGTGAAGTAATAAATGTGTGGTTATCATCGCTTACGGTAATATCTGATATTTTTACCTTTTCGGTATAAGAAATAATTGATTCAATCGGTTCATATATAATTTGACCACGAATTCTAAATTTAGCAGACCATTCATCAAAATCAATTGAATGTTTGGATGCAGATATTGCTCGTCCAGCCTTATGACTTCGTTCGATATCAGAAAGCGTAGCCATTGAAAGTTTATATTTTTTAGATAGAGTCGCACGACTAAATCCACTATCAATATCAGATCGAATTAATTCGATTTGCTTGATTCGTAGATCACGTTGGCGAATATGTTCCTTTAAGAAACTCACAACAATTGCAGATTCAGTCATTTTCCTGGAATCATATGCATATCCAATTGTATCAAATAATTTAATTAAATTTTCAAATGTATCAGCTGGTTTATAACCAATCTGAACACGCATTGTTTCCAAATCTTTTACACTATTTTTTACAAATGATACATCAATCTCTAATCGTTTCAATAATTGAATCATAGAATTCATATATATACTTAATGCTTCAACATGATCTGGATGAGTTTGCTGTGTTGTATTTGCACAAATAACATTCCAACCACCTTTTTCAGGGCGTGTCCAATTAAATCGAATCTTGCAACCATCTCCTCCCTGAAATCCAGAAAGGTATTCTCTTACTACATGATCGGAACTACGTTTAATCCAATCTGGGACATCTGGCCTACTTACATCTGTAAGTTTTCCACGACTTATTCCAAGAGCAATCATAAGCGAAGCATATGCTCCATTATGTGATATCTTGTAAGTTGTATGAGTAGCCCCATGAATTACACTTGTACGGATTCTTGGTATAATAGAAGGTAATCCAAGGCGTGTAATATCAGTTTCAAATTGAAGTGCGTCCTCTAACAATCCAAAATCGGCTGCAATTTGAGGAGTACATCCTCCAATATTGGCAGAGCCATCTGTTTCAATAAATCCGCACATCTTTGCAAGAATTGCGACCTTACTATCAGTAGAATAAAGTGGCAATAGACCAGCAGAAGATAAAATAGTTGAATGATGTTTAATTAATTTATCACTTATATCAAATGCTTTTAATCTAGATTCAAAACTTGTTTTTGTCAAGATTTCAAATGAATCAGATTCAGTAGAAAGTGAAATTGGTCCAGGATAATATCCAAGCATGGATGTTTTTGCAAGTTCAGTCACACTCAAATCCCCAGTATAAGTAGGAAATCTATGATCATTTGTTGCAATAATTGAACGACCTGTAGCAGTCGTAATCTTAAATAGAGGTTTTTCTGTTTCTCTAACATAATGATAAATTACAGAACTTTGTTTAGTAAACCCTGAAATTTTATCTACAATTAATACACTATCTCCAACTTTAATATCGCGAATCTCTTTTTCAGATCCATTCGCCATACGAACCTTTTCTCTTTCCCAAAGACACTGATAAGCATTTCTAGGTGACTGATTATGATGTAGGAGCGGGACATTACTTGCCATTGTGCCTAGAATAGCACAAGGATGAATTTCTACATGAGTATGATCCATTTCTACTTCACGATAGGTTCGAGCAATGTAGAAATTTTCAGATTCACTGGGATCAATATATTCCAACAGACTATGTCCATCAGGAGAGACCCAGTGCATTAAATCATTCCAATCTTTTGCTGTATCCCAGGGAAAGGGAAGTCCCTTGGAAAGAATTTCACGAAGGGCTGGAGCATAATAAACAGGCCGAATCAATCGACCTCCTTCGGTATTAATCCATACTTCGTGATTATCAGGGAAATAAGTAATCTCTGTAAATGGATGAATTCGTCCAGATCGTTTTGCAATCCGAAGCGATTGAACCGCTCTAACAGGATTTGTTTTTAGAATACCAATCCAAGCACCATTAATAAAGACACGAAGATGATTCATACGATCCTCTATGGAAGACTCTCCCAAATGGTAAAGATCTAGTTCATCGTAGAGAATTTTTAGAATAGGAGGAGTTGAAATGGGAAGCGTAGCCGTAGCTGTACTTGCCAAATTCTTTACCACTCCTACACTATGTCCTTCTGGTGTTTCACAGGGATCAATAAATCCATTTTGGCTAGTATGTAACTTACGCGGCGCAATTAGTTTTTCCGTCTGTTTAACGGGTGTGCTGACACGTCTCATATGAGAAATACCAGCCAACTGCGCCATTCGATTCAATACTTGACTAATACCCGTCTTGGTTCCCATTCTACCCACTGGAAAGTTACCAGTCGCCAATGCAGATTTCATACCCACATCTACAATTGTACTCTTCAGAATTTTATACACATTGGATGTGTTAATAATATTTTCAAATTTACCAGTTGATTTCCAGGATCCATTGTGAATTTCTTTCATAATGGTGGATTTCATATCTTTAATTAACTTGGTTCCAAAATAGAATCGAAATAAATTTCCCAGCAAATTTCCTGGAAGTTCCAGTTTCTTATTAGGGTATGCATCTCGATCATCATATGGAATTTTATTATGGTAGACATCCAAGACTTTCTTTGTCATGGCTGCCAGAAAACAGGCCTTTTCGTACATCATACTGGCCCCTCCCACATGGGGAAGAAACTCTTCTGCTAAAATTTCAGAAACGGCCTTTTCGCGTGTAGATCGCACCGAACCAAGGCTCGAGGCGGTCAACGTTTCTCGAATTCCTCCTCCACTCCCCAAATGGCGAGAGAGAAGTTCATGAGAAGATTCTTTCGAAAGAATCTCTCCTGCATCCAAAATACATTCCATCAAAATCATATCATAATCCGTATCTATATTTCCAATAATCATTTCAACAATATCCTTATCAGAAACAACACCTAATGCACGAAACATAATAAAGAGAGGTACTTCCGCTTTGATACGAGGAAGAGTTACTCGAATGTGCTCTGGACCAGTAGGATTTTTGGCATTATAAAGAATCTTGACCGCTACGGAACGAGGGGTTCCTTCGTTGTCAGGTCCAATCGATTTGCATTCAATGACTTCCGCTTCTTTCGTTTTTCCACGGGTGTTTCGAAAGACAAACATGCGATTTTCTGCCATTCGCTCTTGAGTTAGAATGACGCGCTCTCCCCCCTGAATAATGAAATATCCAAAAGGGTCGTATGCACATTCTCCTAGTTCGCGTGGCGTCTTTTCAGGTGATTCACTCAAGAGACAAAACTTGGATCCTACCATCACAGGAATTTTTCCTATCATGACACGAGGCATCGTTCGCTGACTTGCTTGTTTTTCACCCGTTGCAGGATCCAACATCGTGGTTGTTACGTTCAAATCCACATACACCGGCGCCGAATACGTAAAATTACGAAGTCGAGCGTCATTGGGATACATGGGCGTAATTGATCCATTGTTTTCAAAGATTGTAGGCTTTCGAATACTAACATTTTCAAACTTAATAACTACTTTTACTTTTCGAGGCGGCCCCCCTGAAGGACTTACTCCACCAGGAGCTGCTACCGCAGGAGCAGTTCCTGAAGGAGGTGCAGCTGTATCATCTACTGAAATACGAACTGCAGTACCTGCCGTTCCTGCCGCTGCACGTGTAGTTCCAGTTAAGGTCAGATCAGGTGATCCTTCTACCTCAATCGGACAACATCGTAAAATAGTATCCGGTATATCAAATTCAGCAAATCTATCATAACTTGATATCTGGTGATCTACAATATATTTTCCATCGCGTTGCGCAAATAATATATCAAAGATCTTCCGATACGCAAGTTCCATGGTTTTGTTTTTAGTATCGGTTATAAACGGATCCCTCTCTCAATTTTGTACGATAGCTTTAGAAGAGATGGAATCAGATATTAAAGAGGTAAAAGTGACGGGAGATGCCGCTGCTTTTCTAGAACCTTCTAAGAAGCGAACTAGAAAATCAAAAAAGAATGTGGTAGAAGTTGAATCTCTAGATTCTGCACCTGCTAAACCCGTAGCTCCCGTAGCTCCCGTAGCTTCCGTAGCTCCCGTAGCTCCTGTAGCTCCCGTAGCTCCTGTAGCTCCCGTAGCTTCCGTAGCTCCCGTAGCTTCCGTAGCACCTGTAGCACCCAAAGTAACGCTTCTTCCAAAAATTACAAAAGTATCAGAAAAGAAAAAACCTTCCATCACTCTTACACGAAAGAAACGAACGTTCAAGGCAAAGAAGATCAATCTTACCATTGCAGAAGCCGATCCTAAAACAAGAAGGGCGAGAAAACAGATTGCTAAAAAGGTAGCCACGATGGGATTGGAAGAATTACGAAACGAATTAGAAGAGAAAGGACTTCTTAAAAAGGGAAAGAAAGTAATTCCAGAAGAAATGTTACGCTCTATGATGAAGGATGCTTATACTCTTTCGGAAGGGAAATAGAGACCCTAAACAAGAATGTTCAGTCCGACCTTGTTGATAGCCTGTATTCTCTATCTAGGAGGGGTAGGAGTGGTCTTGTACATTCGACCTACCCGTATGTTTCGTCCCGGTGGAGTGTGGCGTGAATTTGGTCTGTCTGACTCCGACCATTCTACTCTCTTTCCTTTTTGGATGTTTGCTCTTGTATGGGCTCTTCTCAGTTATGCGATTGCTACCTGTATCCTGTTAGCAATTCCTCCTCCTCCCACTGAAGGAATTGAAATCTTTTCAGAACCTATGATCGAACCTGTCTCTTCCATCCTTCCTCCTGCTCCTGCTCCTTCTGCTACTCAAGCCGGTTATTACATTTTAAATCCCGATCGTATTAATGCAACCGGTGCAAATTATATTTATTATGGTTCCGAACCTCCTACCCCTCCAGAACTTAATTCCTTCATTCGTAGACGTCGTTAGCATACAGATGACAAGGTTCCTCCTAATACAATTCCAAACATAGAGGCAAACAAGCTATAATATCCATATCCAAGTCCCTCTTTTATTCCTGGTTGATTTATTAACCAAAGAGGGAGCATATTCATAGGAATACTAATTAATCCTGTAAAATGTACAAACAAGAGTGTTACAGTTTGAAGTCCAGCTGCTATTCCAGCATTTGCAAAAATTTGTTTTACATTTTTTACCTTCTTACAGGAATCATTTTGTAAAGCCGTAAATGATGCAGCACATAATACAAATGTCAACGCAATTGTAATAAAAAATGCTATTAGTAAACTATTTAGTGGAAGTCCTTGTATTCCAAATACAGTATTTGCAACCATAAAACATAAAACAGGTGCACATCCAATAAAAAATCCACACGCTATCATGAGCCCAACTAACAATCCCGTGTTCATTCTTCTATGTTTGGTTATTTTCTTTTAGTAAGAATAGAATGGCTGTAAAAAACTTTGAAAGTTGGATCTTGGCCTATAAAGATCGGAAACAACCTACTCTTCGAATGCGACCTACCGACGGTGCTTTATTAGTAGTAGATCCTAAAGAGTCATCTAAAGTTTTTCGTGAATTTCCTGTACGACGGGGAGATGATTTATTGAGTCTCTTACAAACTACAATTCCTCCTGAACTTAACGCTATTCAAACAGCACGAACTGAAAAAATAGAAATTGCAAAAGAAGAAGTTCAACAAATTGAAAAAGAATTACTTACAAAAATAGAAGAACGTCGCGCTATAAAAGATATAGTTCCTCGGATTGCATTAACACGAAAAATAGGTGAATTGCAACAGAATCTAGCAAAGGCATCTTGTAGACTGCAAGATGCAATCGTACCTTCACGATATGCAATGCAAGTAGAGGTTTTGCAAAATGTTCTAGATCCTGATACAAAAAAACTAACCTATAAAATAATAAGTGTGGTTCAATCGTTTCCCTATACATTTGAAGAACGATCCATCCCTATTGCAACGAAAAAGGTTTAATCTTATCTTCTGATTTGTTACAATCTACTTCTTTTGCATCATAGCTAAAACAGGTGCCATTACGATCTTTATATACCAAAGTTCCCGCATTTTCTAAATTAGGAATCTTTTGTATAACCATCGGAGCTGGTTTTAAAATATACACGACGAAAATACCTACCGCTAGGCCGCATAAAAAGGGAAAAAATTCAAGTTTTCCAAAAAACTTCCATACCATTCTCTCTACTACAGTAGAGGCAATATGTTTGATTGGGTGGGCATCATGGAAATACAAGGTATGCCTACACTCATTAGTGTATTATTAGGATTTGGATTAGCAGCTTTATTTCGACCTTTATGCAAGGGCCCCGAATGCTTAATTTTACGCGGTCCTCCTGTGAGTGAAATCAAAGGATCTGCCTTTCAATTTGGAAGCAAGTGTGTAGAGTTTATTCCAAAACCGCAAAAATGTCCTACAGGAGAAAAAGCCAAAGAAATTGTTCAGACTCTTTCTTTTGCGGATTTATCGTAATTGTTAAATCAGGGTACTTCGTAAAATGGACGGTGGAACCCCTCTTTCCAGTCTAGAATCTGGTTCCGTTTCTAACAAAGCGGATGATGCGTTGATGAAACAAATCCTAGCTGAAATGGATCAGGCCGGTGCATCCGTTCAGGGACCTGTCAGTCCTCCCAGGGGGGGCGTTCCTACCTATTCTCCCCACGACGATACCTCCTCAGGGCCCATTCGACCGGGAATGATGCCGCAGATGCCTCAGTACGCTCCTCGGAATGTCTATGCCGACGAACCCGAAGAAATGCCCACCAAACGATATGTCGCCCCTCGTAAAAACTTTGCAAGTGCTATTCTGGATTGGCTCCGTGATCCTCTCTTTATCGGTCTGATGGTCTTTTTCATCTCTCTTCCGGCTCTTCATACCTATGCATCGTCCGTCGCACCCATTTTCTATTCTGTGGGAGGTTCTCTCAGTTGGTTAGGTCTTACTGCAAAAGCATTGCTTGTCGCCGGTGCCTTTATTCTCTTTCGAAGTATCACTTATATAATAGGAGTATGACAACACCCTTTTCAAATATAGGTGCTAAAATTATAAATAAAAATGGATGTGATACATTGGAATGTACCATGGAACCTGGTGCATCTTTAATTACAAATCAAGATTCAATGTGTTATATGGAGGGAGGAATTATAACAAAGGCTACAACTGGATCAAGTGGCATAGGAGGAATGTTTCGACGAGCTATTACGGATTCCAGCTTTTTTCAAAATGCGGTTACAAATGCAGCTTCTATTAAACAAAAAATTGTACTTTCTCCTTTACTGCAAGGATCGATTGTACAAATTGTAATTCAACCAGGAGAGACATGGAGATTTGCGGATAAAACATTTTTAGCCTGTAGTCCTAATTTACAAGTGAGTGGTAATTTGAATATTTTTCGAAATTTTCGAATGAGTCTTGTAAATGGAAACTTTACATATGTTACAATTACAGCTCCTACCGAAGTAGGTGTAGCATGGGTAACTGGATATGGAGGAGTTGAAAAACATGAACTAGTCGTCGGACTAAATTCAATTCCTTTATTAATCAACAATGGATGCTTTTTAGGAATGTTGGATAAAACAAATGCTATAGATTATTGGAAAGATTATACTACTCTAACAACTCCAGGAGGTATCTTCAGTTCTTTTATGACAGATATTGGGTTTGTAATGAAAGTGGGAGAGAAAAATCCATTACAACCTCTCCGAGGTGGTAAAGTTGTTTGTACGGTTTACACTCAAACATTAAATCCTCATGCTTTTGAAAAATATATTGAAGGAATTGCAAAACGTGAAAGTGGAGGTACTTCTGTAAAAGGAGAAGTTGCAGAAGGAGTTGCGACCGGTCTCTTTTCTTTCTTTAGTGGTGGAAGACGAAGAACCCGGCGTATAAATCGCAGGAAGAGATAGAAGGATGAACCTGAAAGAAATGGCAACCCCCCTCCGCGGTGCTTCCTTGGTTGGAGTTCTTGCAGCTATCTATCTTTTTTACAAACATCAGACACTTTATATTGGACTGGGGATTGGAGTCGCGTTAATGGTCTATGCTATTTCCAAACGCAACTTGATTGCTTCGATTTTAGCAGGAACTGTTGTGGCGTTAGTGGTGGCTGAACAGCGGCGTATGGAAGGATTTGATTCTTCTGAATCTGCGATTGAAAAAGCGTTGGCGGCGGTCAAGAAAGAAACTCCTGAGGCCGTTCCTGCACCCAAGAAGGCTGTCCCTCCTCCTCCCGATAATGGATCCCGTGCTGAATTCTTTGAACTGGGTAAAAAATACAAACTCCCCTCCGAAGAAGATGATAAGGGATTTCATCTTGATGCAGGTACTACTTTTATGAATGCGTATAAGAGTCTCAAACCTGATCAGATTGCTGCTATGACCAAGGATACACAGGAATTGATGGATACTCAGAAGCAGTTGATGGCCACTCTTAATACACTCAAACCTTTGATGCAAGACGGTAAGAATATGATGAATACATTTCAGTCCTATTTTGGTGGTGTTCCCACTTCTACTTAATTATACTGTACATTTAGGAAATGAAATGGGCCTGGTTTGTAGGAGTGTTTCTTCTTGCAATTAGTTTATTAGGAGTGCTGAGTCTTCTACAAGGTTCTATTGCAGAGGGATTTGATGCAACTCAAAATCTTAAACTAGATCTTGCAAAAATGGTAAAATCTGTTTCTAGCATTGGAAAAAAAATATTAGATCCAGAGATGTGGAACTATCGAATTCAAATTATGAATTTATCACCGGTAGAACTAGCTCGAAAACAAATTTTATTAAATAATTAATCTTTTACAATAATTTATATTTCTTACAGAGGTATAAATTATAGTTTAATGGTAGAATGAGAGGAAAACGATTGGGACGGATGATAGGGGGTGCGTTACATTCTTCAGATGGAGTGTATCTTGCTCCCTCTACTCTTCTTTTATTACTAGTGTTAGCAGTTGTAGTCGTGGTAGGAGTTGTCTTATATTTCAAACAACAATCCGTTATTATTGTGAAAGATTCTTCCGCGACTCCAACCGTTCTAGACTTCCCTGATCCACGCTTTAGTCCCCTGTCTCCCGAACGATCTTTCTTTACAGGGCCTGATCTTCGAGGCTATCCTTCCCGCCCTGTAGTAGCCGGACTGGGAGCCACCCCTCTTAACGCTCTTACACAAGGAATTGGTGTTCCCGAACAGTATCAACAAATTGGTGTTTTAGCTGCTCCGGGTGGTACCGATACCAGTGCGACTCCCACTCGAACTCTCTTACCCCTCTTTGGCCGTCGTGCTGCTTCCAACCGCGATCGTTGGAATTACTACACCCGTTCCGATGGAATGAATCCTTTGCAAGTTCCAATTCGAAATCGAAACCGACCTTGTGACGATGAGAACGGATGCAATGAAATTTTTGATGGAGATTCTGTTAGCGCTCCTTTGCTAGGTCAGGCCTATACAGCCACCATCTATCGTACGTCTACGCCTCGCTATCTTCCTGGTATTCTGTAGAGATATTATGTCGTGTGCATCAATTGATTGCGGGTTTGCTTGTAATCAAACCCCTCTTCAAATTACTGGTAAATCAGATATATCTGATTTATCCGGTGTACAAATCCAATTACCAACGGGGAATGGAAATGCAACCGCACGATTGTGGGCTACTATTCCAGGAAGCGGTGTTCTGAGTGCTCCTAGTATTGGAAGTGGTGTTTTGATCCAGGAAGCAATTCAAGATACCTTTACCTTTTATGGAATTTCTTACACTAAACTGGAAGTTCGTCTATTCTATGGACAACACGTTCTATTTCCCATCGCGGATGTAAGTGAGCAATGCAATGTTCAATACCTTATACATAATAATAATTATACAGCAGCTCCTTTAGAAGTTTATTGCTTTTTTCAAGATAATATGAATAATACTTTATGTTTGGTATTACCAATTGGTGTTGCAGATGGTACTACAAATGCTGCTCAATATATTAGTGCATTACATTCTACCACAGGATCTCCTCAGCCTCCCCCCCTCTCCACTCTGTTTCAAGATTTATCAGGAGCAAATTCTTCCGCATTTAATGCCAAAAATATGATATTACATTATACTGGTCAAGATATTCGTACATACAGTTCTCTAACTACATGTGATCCAACCTCTTTACACAGCCCCGTACAATATTTGTTTATTATGAATGATGTCAATGGTACTAAAAAAATTAGTAGTACTATTTCATTACAAGTTTATAATGCATTAGTACAAAAACTTGTTGGTTCACAATTGATTAATTATTTACAATTAAATACTGTAATTAAAGGTATTACTTCGGGTGATACTTATAAATTAAGATTTCTTCCATTAAATTCGTTATATATTACAAATGCGATTGGAGGGGGGAATTCAATTAATGTAAATTCATTAAAATGTTATCCTATCAATCCAAAAAAAGATATTAAAAATAAACAAATTTATTTGGATGAAAATGGTCGTCCTACCAATATTCAATGTCCATCGGATGCTTTTACTTTTTTCCAAAATAATGGTGGTAATTACTGTTGCAATGGTACAATTAGTTTATTAACGGGTGTTTGCAGCAATGCATCAAATCCAAATCTATTTTGTGGATTGGACAATAATCCTACCGATCCTGTAACAGGAGCCTCCATTTCTACTTGCGATGCTTTGAAACAACAATTGAATGCAACAACTCTTCCTACTAATTTTGCTACATCTGCTGCAGGAATTGAAACTATCATCGCAATTATAATTGCACTTATATTTGGAGCTGCATTTATATTTTTTGCAAGTAGAAGTTCCTTTGCACAAACTCTTTCTGATGCTGCTGCTGCCGCAACGGGTAGAACCATTGCAACAAATGCTGCCACGAATATTATTCCAAATGTTATTCCAAATGTTGTAGCAGGATCTACTAGTTCTTTGTGGACTCCTCCTGGTGGTTCATGGTGGAATCTTGTACCAATCGCATTGATAATAGGATTTGTTTTATCATCTGTCCTGGCTCTAACATTTATTATATTGTATGCAACTAAAAAATAGAATTTACTTATCTAGAATAGAGATGCAAGATAGATATAGATATTCAATTGGACTTGGACTTTTTCTTTTATTTATTCTGGCTCTACGTCCCAAAGAATTATTTGATGGCTCTCCCCCGCCTCCTCCCTCTACGGTTCAACCGCAAGTCACTCCCTTACCCACCTGGGCTATTGTTCTTATAGTTCTATTCTTTGCAATTTGTTTACTGGTACCCCTTGTTTTACTATTTGTATCCCCCCGTACATTTTTTACATTCATGTTTCTCAATTGGTTATTCTATAAGATATAAGATAGAGGTATGAAGAAAGTATATACATGGATTGGATTGAGTCTCCTTTGCGTTTGTTTACTTTTTTTGATGCACTGGTTGTCTTCCTCTGAAGGATTTCTTTCCAATAGTCAATGTCCTGCTGGATTTACATTCTTTTCTGATTTGAAAGGAGCTAGTTTCTGTTGCAAAGGAAACGTAAAAAATAAACAATGCACCGCTACCGGTACGAATACTTTTTGTGGATTGGCCCCGAACTTACTCGATCCTCGTACCAATATGCCTCTTCCTACCTGTTCTACAATGATGGATGAAATTGCTGCAAGTACATCTGGAAAGTATTGTACTAAAGAAATGCCTAATTATGTAGCACCTGGTCTACAAAGTCCAAATTCTTCTCTAATGGGAGGATGCTCGGTTGCACCGGCCGCAGGAGATGGATCCATCTTCCCATCAGAACCTGGTAAATACCGTTTAGCAAATCCTTACTGTTTAATTTCAGGCGCAACCAATATGCGGTCTCGAATAGATGATGATTTTAGGTTAGACCAACCAAGTTGTGAAACTTTAAAACTAATTGAAACTGTAAAATGCCCCCCTACCTTTTCATCCATGCGTGGTTCAGGAGGATTGATATATTGTGTAAGTTCACAGGCCTATGATCCTACTACTAAATCGAAAGATCCTAGAGATTGTGTACCAGATGAAGTACTTGCTCTTTTTAAAGATGTTAATAACAACCTAATTGGAATGGAAAATGCTAAAAAAATATGTAGCTCCTGTTCCTATTATACAAAACGATATGTTGAAAAGGATACTACTGCTACATGTGAACGTTGATTTACCATCCAAAATACGACAGTTGTCGACGACTAAAGAGATCATACGTTCCTTTTGCAAATGATAGACGTCCTGCTTCCACTTCATCAATTATAAAATCTACAAAATCACTATAGTCAGAACCAAATCGATATCCTCCCACCTTTGCTTGTACTTTTCCTTGCCAATCGTAGAAAGAACATATCTCATTCGTACTATTAAAATAGTAATAATTAGCTATATACGACCAATAGTATTGATCGTTTGTCATCCATTCATCATAATCGTAAAGGCGCATATAATAGCCAAATCCGTGCAATTTTAATTCAGTTGGAATTTGATTCCAAAGTTGCAAAGCAGTGGCATGTTCAGGCGGAGGTGGCGAAAGAGGTGTTAATTCTTGATCTACCACTGGAATCGGAATCTGAAGTGGAATAAACTGCCCATTTATGTAGTTCATTCTACCATGTATATATATGCATATATAATATGAATATATCTATCATTTTTCATCGTGAACATACTTCTATTTATCAATAATTTATTGATAGATGGAATAATTGGTATGCTCTTTATGAGAATCGAACTCATGATCCCTTCTTTACAAGAGAAGTGCTCTACCACTGAGCCAAAAGAGCTAGGGTCACATCTACCCATTCAAGAAAGTGAAAAAATCGTACACATTTTACCTCAAGACTTCTATCTTTTCATCCATCTCTGGACCAAATCGGGCAAATTCATCCGAACCCGTCTCCTCAGAGGGTCGAAAGGAATACGACCTTGTTTCGGGAGTTCCTTCAGGCCTTGCACGATCCGTAGGATAGGAATCGGGAGCGGGGGCCGGATCCAGTTGATCCTTTGCCAAATTAGTCTCATGAAATGAATTCATCCAATCCATCGAACTCACCAGTGCCATATTTCGTGAAAAAAGAATTACCGCCACTGCCACCGTAGCAGCAATTCCAAGTGCAGGACTCTTTGTAAATGTATAAATAACACCCACCACTAAAATAATTTTTGTAATAGGAGAGGATAGTAGAAGAACTAAAGAAGGAGGGAGACGGAGGGAGCCTGAAACTAAGGTGGCGCTCACCGCCAATAATGCAATCACTCCTACAAGTTCACCTTGCTTCATTCTATTCTATTTATAGATGGGATCTTATTCGTCCGCTAAGAAATCCAAAGGAGCGGATGCTTTTTCTTCATCACTCTCCTCTTCTTTCTTTTTCTTCGGCTCTAACCCTTGATCCCATATAGTTACTTGATATCCGCAACTTTTATAAAATTTTCTACGTCTCGCCAATTGTCCATTGCAACAAATATGCGCCACATCCAACACATCTAAGATTAAAGGTGCACATTTACGTTCCTCTGGTTTCTGTCTCAAAATACGTCCAATCGATTGTTCAATGTTTGATTTAGGGGTTGCCAATAGAATTGTATTCAAGGTAGGAATGTTCATCCCTTCCGCTGCCATGGCAAACGTGCCGAGAACGACACGACACAAAGCACTTTTATTCAATTCTGCCTGTTTCATCCCTCCTACATAATGTCCAATACTGGTAATTCCATGGGTTAATAAATTAGTTTTAAAATCATCTAGATGCTCTCGTCGATCACTTAAAATCAACGTTTGACGATATTCCTCCTTTACAATCGGAGCTACCCATTCAGACAAAAGTTTAGTACGTTCTTTATCTTCTGCAATCACATTCAATAATCGAGCCCGAACGACTTCTCCTTTCCAATTTAATGGAGTTTCTCCATGCACATCATCGGTGGTTGTATATCGGAAGACACGGACCGCCACGCTCACATCGGCTTCACGCCGTTTTACTTGGTAGAGAATGGGACCCAGATACCATTCAAAGACACGTCGTAATCCATCCGCACGATCAGGCGTAGCCGACAACCCTAACCGATGCTTAGTACCGACTTGTTGGAGGGCCTTCGAGAAATGCTCCGCTCCCAAATGGTGACATTCGTCAAAGATCGTAAAACCAAATCCACGAAAAGTAGAAGCTACATACGTTCTGGAACAAAGAGTCTGAATCATGGCAATCGAGCAATCATACTCGGAACCAATTTCACATTTCTCTCCTTGAATCTTTCCAATTCGAATCCCTGGTACACTGCTTTCCAATTCTTCTTTCCATTGCGCCATTAAGAATTCCTTGTGGACAATCACTAGAAATCGTTTACCAAGTTCTACAGCAAAGGCAATCGCACATTTGGTTTTACCATAGCCACAAGGGACTGAAATAATTCCATTGTACTCTCCTTTCTTGACCGCTTCCTGAATAGGTAACTGCTCTGGACGAAGAGTGCAAACAAATTTTAATTCGCTACGAAGAGAATCTCCTTCAGGCCTTGTATCCGATGCAGGGGCTCCGTATTTGGTAATGCCCCACAGAGGGGGGACATACCAACGAGTAGCTGATTCCATGTAAAGGGTGAAAGGAGAAGCTCCTGCTGCATATTGAGGAGCTACTACCGGTAACACTGTTAACTCCTTTTGCAATTCTTTGAATTGTACAGCAGATAAAGCTGATTTTAGGACACTATATCCTTTTACAGTAAGGATAGTCGTCATTCTACTTAAAAAGGGGAAGGAAGACTTAGATGGGCGTCATTTTTATTAATCGTTTAACGGCGATACTTTCGTGTGTTTCTGCGGTGCCGTTTTCGTAATTCTTCATTATTTAGTTTAGAAGATGGTGGTGTTTGTGGTGGTGTATAATTATTCAATGAATAGGGATCTACACCTCCTAAATTATTTTCAGTTATATTAGTTAGATTAGTTAATTTATCTAAATCTTGGAAATAAGTTCTACCTTCATATGTAACAAGTAGTGGATCTGGTAGTGGACTAGAAAACAATTTTTTTAAATCAGAACCAAATTCACTTGCAATTTCCGGATAAATACTTTTTTCAGATGTTTTAAAAATAATGGCTGGTAAAAGAGTTAAACTCATTAATTCAGTTCGTTCTCCCACTTTACGTTTAAACATTAAATCATCTAATGTAGTTGGTATTTCATCGTACATTCTTGATTTAACTTCTTTTTCCCTACAAACTGCAAGAAGTTTTAAAAGACTTTCAAATCCATATGCATATACAATTGAAGCATGTTTTGAACCATTTTTATTCGTCCAAGGGGCTACAATTTTTTTAATAAGTAAATCATCTGTTAACACTTTTATTAATTCATCTATATCTTCATTTACATCATTTGCGTTAAAAGTTCTAAATTGTTTAATAGAAGAAACATTTCTAATTCCTGCAAAATGAGGATCGAACCCAAATATTTCTTCTATAAATTCACGAATTGCAGTATGCTTAGATGTTTTATCAGTTGCATCTCTTCCTCCCCCAATTCCTGACATAATTAATTTAGGTTCCCATTTTCCATCCTTATTTTTTCTTTTTTTAAGTGAAACTCCTGATAAAATATGTGTACCATTTGTAAATAATATACTTGCATTGTCCCAAATCTCAGGGATCTTTACTGCTGCACCCGCTGCGAACATCTCTACTAATGCTGACGATAGAGTTTTCGTGACTTTCGTCCCCCTCCTACACGAGCAACAACGGGGTTGTACAGTTGGTATGCATTGGCCACACCTTGAGGAAGAGACCAGGTGGAGGGAGATTGGGAAAATCCGGCGGAAGGATTGGCATAGACGGGGAGTTCGGAACCGGATCGAGAGGAGCAGGAGGCACCGGTGTAGGTGCTGCCCCCTCCGCCGCGATGTTTCCTACGAGTTCCACCCACCATCCCTGCTCGAAGAGAGGGGGCACATTCGTTGGGACCAATCAGCGCTCCTACATTGGGTCCCCCCCCTCCCACACTCACTCCAGGATCAGTTTCATATCCTCCCTTTCCTGAAATACCATACATTAAGTTGCTCATAGACCCGACGGGAGCGTAAGAGAGACCACCTCCTTTCTGCACTCCGCAACCGCAGCCACCTCCTCGCATCTTCCTGCGAAGACGTTCCAGACGCCGACGCCTCGCACCCCCCGCCATAGGGGTCTGCGCCAACGCCGGGTTGGGTTGATTTACCAACATGCCATTCCTTGCATAGGCCAGGCCCTGTTCGGGCTGCCATTGGATGGTTTCACGAGGGGCCATAAATCCGGCAGGAGGGAAGAAGCTGGTGGGATTGGTGGAAAACCCACCGCCTCGTAACGCGCATCGTTTGCGTGTTACATTGCGTCGCTCTCGGTTCATCATTCCTACTGATACATCTGAAAAAAATGATATAATTAATTTAATTTCGTACACTTGTAAAATGACGATGGAGGTTCTTATGTTGATTGCACTGATTGGACTTTGTGTGTGGGGGGTTCTAGTAATTACTGCAAGACCCCTCCCTCCTCCTCCTCATTGCCATCATAAAATGGATGTACGCACTCTAACATGTTTGTATTGTGGTGTATATGCACCGTATGGATATGAAGAGAATGGAAATATTCTTACTGAAGAGTGGCCAACAGAGGAATTCTTTGATTAAACTTTAATAAAATTGAAACTGCATTTTTTATAAAAGAATAAGATACTTTTGGAAAAACATGTCGCACACTCCCCCCCGTAAGAGCGGCAAACATTTTCTTCGTCGTCGGAGGCATTTCCGTCAACCGACACGACCTTTCCGGTCAAATCCTATCCAGCGCATGAACGTGTGCACAAGAGTGTGCCCTTCCGCTCCCTCTCGCAGGAGAAGGCCCAAGAGATCTCTTGTGGCCAACCCATGCAACCTCATGAGCGCTTTTGATCGAGTCGCAGATCTTGGAGGAAGTAGCCTTCAAGAATTGCGACGCTCCGCATTTGCTGCAAAAAATGCCCATATGTCAATGTGGAGCATTGCATCTTTGGTAGCAGCGCTTCCTTTTTGATTAAAATTGATGCTTCTTTCTATACTATAGAAAACATACAACACAATGGATTCAGTCTTTCCTCCACCGCATCCCAAGGAGCCACCTCCTGAGTATTATACGGGGGGACCCACGGTGAACCCTCCTGCGTATTATACGGAGGGACCCACGGTGAACCCTCCATTTGAAGAGTGGACCCCCCCTCGAGCCGATCGGCCTGAGGCCAAGTTCTCTCCCATAGAGACCCCTCTCCCCAAACCTCGGGCTGAGAACCCTCCTTGGGCTCCAGGCCGTCGGCTTTCTCCTGAGAAGGCGGACAATGATGCGGCCGTTCTTGCTGCGGCTGGACTCGTCCCCGTCATCCTCCAAGACCCTCCTTCTGTCGTGCGAAAACTGCACCTGGAACAAGGACCTTGCATGAAAGCTACGGCGGCGGCCGCGCCGCCTACAGCGGCTGCTGCTGCTGCTGCCGACACGTCCATGGAGGTTGAATAATTTGAAAAAGAAAGTAACTTCTTTTTAAAGTACTTCCACAATTTCCCATTTCTTAAATCGTTCATGCCAGTGGCAACGAACTGAAAAGGTATCTGAAGTTTTTACACGCAAGGCTCGACTGACCCCCAAAGATTGAACACAAGCAATTCCTTCTGATTCAATAGACCCTTCTTTTGAAACGGAATAGACATCAGGACCTCGTGAAGGTTCACGAGTGGCTACCCAGCTCACCTCTTTGGGTGGTTTTTCGGACTCTACCATCAAGATCAATCGTTTTTGCCTCGCTTGGTTAGGAATTAATTCAAGTATCCTACCTTCTAATGGTGGAACAATAGCACTTAACGACGTGTAAGAGGCGATGGAAATCTTTTTCCCTTGCAACTCTGTATCCACTCTCCACTCTTTCAAAAAATCATTCAAATAATTCCAACGAGTTTTAAATACCTCTGTACTCCATACATCCTTCCCTTTCCAAACTAATACATCCTCTAACACCAATGAATCCTCAACTTCATAGGCTAGAAAGACTGTAATTCCATCTTCATAAAAAGAATCTTCTAACCGAAGTCGAATGGGTGTGATGGATCCCATGGAATGAAAGTGAGCCGGTTCAGAAGGGGTGGTGATCACGAAGAGTCCTGAAAGGATCCCACGTGGTCGAGTTCCAGCGTAAAAGGTTCGAGTGCTGACAAAGGAAGCATCCGTCGGTTGCCATTGGCGATGAGGTCGCCACGGAAGTTGAAAAGATTCCATTTAGAAAACTCTAGGTGAATTGGTTTAAGCGGCTGTCTTTTTAGACAAATGATAAACAAACGTATCCTCTCCTGTCTGAACAAATCCATATTTTATATACCAAGAACGAACAGAAGGTTCCTTCACAGCTGTTAAATAAATTGTAGAACAATTGTTTAACACCGTGTTGAGAAGGAGACTTCCTATTCCTTGATTTTGAAACGATGGATGAATAAAAATATATTCAAGAGTTTTGCCCTGAACAAGAGTGGCCCCCACTAATACATCCTCTACCCAATATCCCGCACTGGCAGTAGGATGTCGATATTTCCACGACTTTACAAAGTTTGCATCTTCGTGGCACAAAAATGTATTATGAAATAATTGTTTTACTACATGATACTCCAGAGATGTTAGAGGTTTGAGCATTCTCTACTTTAGAGAGCAGAATACGCCGTTCCTTCTACGGATCCATCAAATGCAAAAATACCTTTCATAAATTCACCCGCATTTTGAGCCGTTTCACTACTATAACCTACTGCAGAATTACCTCCAGGACTGCTCACATGACTTCCCATACCAGAGGCGGCAATGTAGCCATCAGTAGCAGGAGCTCTCATTTCAAAGGCTCCTTCGGGGTGACGCATAGTATCTCCAAATTCAGCTGGTTCATAGGCGGGACCAGCATGGGGATCTTTCGGCCCTGGTGGACTGTAGCGATAGGCAGGAGCGGTAGCTTGGACAGGATCCGTGGAGCGGAGATCTTCTTCTGTTTGTCCAGGGACGGAAGGATAGCCTCCAGCAGAATCTCGGGAGCCACTCGGTGGCTCATACTCCGGCCCCTCCAAAGGAGACTCCAGTCCTCCTTCTTCATCCATCCGCAACAAAGGGGCGGAGGTAGTGTAAGAGTCGATCATTGTTTCTGAAGTAGGTTGACTATAAATAGTACGACCAATATGATACGCAAAGAAAAGAGCAATTCCTGTAAGGACGAGGACCACCAACCAAGCTACAGAAATCCGGGGGATGGCCATACAAGTTACTAATCACAGATGCGTTTTTTACGAAAGAGTTAAAAACTCATAAATAAGAAATGGAAGATACAATTACAAAACACACGATTGAAATAGATACAACTTCCCTTACAAGTCTGACAGAAACTCTATCGACTGTGACGGAATTGAATTTGCTGAACGTGTCCCCTTCTGTACAAACCGAACTCCTGAAGGCGGCTTTGAAGCAGAGTTGTTCGTATGTAGATCCCGCCGATGTCGTTCTATCGGTAGAACCCGTGGAACCGGTAGAACCCGTGGAACCGGTAGAACCCGTGGAACCGGTAGAACCCGTGGAACCCGTGGAACCGGTAGAGATTGTTGCACCGGTAGAACCAGTAGAAGTGGTGAAACAGGAAGAGCAGGTGAAGCCTGTAGTTCCGGCACCAGTTCCCTCTCACAAACCGTGGTTATGCTACTGTCAATAGGGCAACCGAGTGATGCAGCAAGAACTAATTTTTCTTTATAATTTTCAGAAGACATTCGAATTTGTAGAAAAGATTCTTCTATAGATTGGTAGTCTCCATGATCTAGAATAATCTCTTCCCACGCATCGTCTACAATTGCAGGAGGTGCAGCTCGTTTTATTGGTGTACAAAGTTCAATATGAGGTAGTTCCTGAAGAACTTTTCGTTGTTCCGCCTTCCATTCTTTTGTACTTAAATAGAAAAATCCTATACACATTTCCCATTTATATACCCTTCTAACATGTCTATTTTCCAGTTCGAGGGGGGTGGATGATTTCCAAGTAATACTAATTTCTTTCATGTTATACTATACTATAAATGGTAGTTTAAGCACCTAAAAAATTGGTCCATTCTTTCGTAAATAGAGGGGTATTAAAAAATGTCCACTCCTTGCATTGTATTGCAACAGAAAGGGACAATTCGTCAGACGACGATTGAAAGTATAGAGGATGGTGAAATTGCAAAAGTATTGCGACGGGCGCAACTACCAGAAAAAATTGGAGAATGGAAATCTGAAGAGATGAATTATGCAATTTATGGATATACAAAGGGAAGAACTGGAAGTGAAACAAAACACGTTCTACCACCTCCTTATGATGAAACTGAATTATTTGGAGATATTTTAATTGTTATTACTACGGACGATGGAGCACTTCATGCATGTACTTCCAAGATGTGGGCAACTTTTCTAGAAAAGCAAAAAGAAGAGGAGGAAGAAGAAGAGGAAGAGGAAGAGGAAGATTCTGAATCTGAAAAAGAGGAAGAGGAGGAGGAAGTGGTTGAAGAAAAGGAAGAGGAGGTGGAAGTTCCAGTGGAAGAGGAGGAAGAGGAGGAGGAAGCTCCACGACGTCGTCCTCCACCACGCAGTAAAAAACCGAACCGACGCCTTCCAGCCTTCTTTGCCTTATCAGAATTGGAAACGGATACTAGTGCAGAGGTAGAACACCCTCTTCGAGATGGTATTCGTAGTGCAATTGCTGTTAAATTATCTATACTAACTTCTTCAGATCAATCGAATTTGGAAAAGGGAATCTTTCGATCTACATTGGAAACATGCCGAATGCAGCATTGTTGGCGACGATGGGAGAATCCTGAATTTCAGGCTCATTATCAAGTCATTGCTCGTCGAACTATTACAAACCTTGATCCATCTAGTTATGTAAAAAATACAGATCTTCTTGCCGCTGTTCTTTCCAAAAGTATTAGTATTCATGAAGTCCCCTTTCTTCCTATGACTGAACTCTTTCCAGCCAAATGGAAGGCTATGGTGGAACAGCAAATAAAACAAGAAATTCGTACACTAGAGGGAGACAAAGATATGGCTTCCAACATGTTCAAGTGCAAGGCCTGTGGCAAATCGCAGACAACTTATTATGAATTGCAGACTCGTTCTGCAGATGAACCGATGACAATTTTCATCCGTTGCATCCCTTGTGGGAAACAATGGCGACAGTAGAAATCCATCCCTACGGGATGGATTTCTACTATTGAGCCCATGAAATCCTCCAAAGGAGGATTTCATGGGCGAGGCAGTAAAGGAATAGAAGGAATGCATCGTCTTCCTTTGCTATCGAGCCCATGAAATCCTCCAATGGAGGATTTCATGGACGAGGCAATGATGAAGCTTCCCTACTTTTTAAATACCGCGAATGACAATGGTAGGAGGAGTGGATTCACTTCTCTCCTCTGCAGATTCTTCCTCCACTGTAGGAGGGTTTGTAAGTTCCAATACTTTTGCAGTTGTCACTTCTTTTACTCTTGCGTCCAGATCTTCCATCACTAATGTTTTTAGCAATCCTTTCTTTCGTTGGATCATATGAACAGCTTCTTCCGCAACTCTAACAAATCTTGAATTACGATCTATATGCACAATTGTATGTTCCAACCCATTTACGATAGCAGGTTTCTTAAGATCTGTTTTCTTTTCAAAAGTAGTTTGAAATTGTTTTAGAACACAGGCCAAGACGGGAGGAGATTGTTCAATTAATCGATTCATTTCATTTTGCATCATTTTCAGAAAGGGCATAGCATCAATCCGTTCGTTCGGGTGTAGTTTCATTTGAAATTCTATGTTTCGTTGAAAATTACCCCAATTCACAGCAGCCGTATTATGCATTTCACAGGATTGTGCATATTGAAAAAAGGTATCTAATGTTCCTATGACTCCAACAATAATGCTAATAGATCCAATCACCATTTGAGCTGTAGTTTTGGATTCACTATTATCTCCAAATAGAGATCCCAGACCAAAACTAGCAGTTCCTGTAAGAGTGCTTAAAATAATAGCAGGGATTTTCATTCGAAGATTATTGACCGATTGTAGTTGTCGTGATCGTTCGTGCATCCATTGGTAACAGGCACCGTGATCGGCCCATTCTGCAGCTAATGTTTCTAATTCAATTGTCCATCCATTGTGAAATTTTTTACCAGCTTTTCCTTCATTCTTAGAACTAATTACACCATTTTGATTTATGGTAATACCTGGTGTATCCGCTTTTGGTTGTGCAGCTACAATTGGTTCGCTCATTCCTACTTAGTCTTAGAAATTTTTACATCCTTCCAATGTTTAATGAGAGAGCGAACCCGTGAAAGATTGTCAGGAAGCGGTACCCAATCACTTTCATCTGACATCGTACGAACTCTATTTGTGGGAGAAGCTTCACTTTCTGACCAGCGTATTGGTATAGGAACTACCAGAGTGATCGACATAATATCATTTGTAAATCGAAGAGGCTTTCTCATTTTGTGTATAAGATCTATTGTGTATGGTAAAGTATCAATTTTTTAATAGAATTGAATTCATAGGATGATTTCAATTCTAACTTATAATATTCATGGTCTTCCTTGGTCCGTTGATAATACACTTCCGATTGCACGTTGGAGTGGTGGAGAGGGTACCAATCTTCTCTGTTTTCAAGAAGTGTTTACCGAATCTCGCCAAACAACATTAAAACGAATCTTAGAAGAACATGATTATACAGTTTATTTTCCAAATGATGCTATTGAAAGTGTTGTACCCAGTGGATTGTGCATCGCTCTTCAAAATAAATCTCTGTGGAAAATGATAACTCTGCGTTTTACACCTTTTTTTAATTATAGTTACTGGGATACTTTTGCAAACAAAGGATTCTTTTCAATCTGTTTACAACATAAAGATGGTTTACAAATTCGTATTCTGAATACACATATGCAAAGTGATTGGGAACTACCGTATTATTCGGGAACCTATTATACAAATCGTATAAGAACTTTACAATTGGAAGAGATGGTGAAAGAATATGGGACTTCCAAGACTCTAACATTGATTGTAGGTGATTTAAATCAGGCAGGATTGATGCATCCACGGGTTAAAAATATATGTTGCAAAGAAGGGGATGCTATTACTACTTTTCCTTCTACGGGCCATAATGTAGATCATGTAGCGTGTATTATTGGAACCGGATTAACACCAGTTTTAAAAAACATTCATATTGGGAATGAAGTTTCTTGGAGCGATCACAGCCCACTGGTGGTGGGCTTAGATCCTAGGCACTGATTCTGCTGCAACAATTCCAGCGGCAGCCATGGCCGCCGCTTGAGCTTCAATCTTCGCCATCGTGGCGGGGAGTTCGTCCTCTACTTTTTTCAAGTAGTTAATGTGGGCGACAATTTGTTCGGGAGACCACGTTACCCATGGACTAACCGCTTTAGAAGCAGCCACGGCTGCTTCCAGACGGAGGGTAGCCTCCTCTTCAGCAGCTTCAGCGCCGGGTTTGTGTGCGATACACGCTTGGTGCGCCGCACTGAGCGCTTCAGCGGCATCCTTGACGTCCTGTTGGGCGGTTTTCACGGGTGCTGCTGCGGTCGCCATTTTGTTTTTATTACATGTTTCTTATATTTACAAAAATAGTATCAATTTTATTAATTTAAAAACTTATTACATGTTTTTTATATTTAAAAAAACAGGGTTCAATAACATTTTAAATGAGAATAAAAGTGCCCAAAGGAGCAAAACTGCTTTTAAAAAGAAAACACAGCTGCAATAATAGCAGCAGTACGTGCTTCCAATCGTTCTTGATAGGCTGCCTTCCGCTCTTCTTTACGATGTTTTTTTCCAATTGATCGAGCTGCCTGAGTATATACAGACTCAGGAGAATCAGAATCCGAATCAGAGTCCTCAAGATCAGAGGCCTCGGATTCCAACTCAATTTCCCAATTGCAGACCGTAGGAACGGTAAGAGAGATTTCAGCAGGGTAGCCCAAATGGCGAAGGGTCGCTACCATTCGCTCAAGGGTTTCACGAAAATCGCGTTCAATTATGCGTTTTTCACGAATTTCTTTATTATAGGCTCTCACGTCTGCTCTCGCAAATCGTGGAAGGCGTGGCATTGGGGTATTAAATATTTGTAAATTATACTAAACTATATCAATTTTTTTAAACTTAAGTAGAATGCTTTATGAGATAGCTGCAAGTATTTTATTAATTAGTATTGTTTCATATTTAATTTTGAAACAAGTTAAACCTCTAACAGGTCAGTTGGATGCCTTGGCTAGACGCAACCAATTTTGCACTGTATTGGAAACAATTCCCTATACTATTTCTGGAAAAGAAGTAGTATTCGAAATTATGGATGAATCGTGTGAGAGTGGGATGCCTCATACAACCAATCCAACTACGATTCGCTTTCCTCACTCTCTTTGGAAACAGAGAGATTCAGAACGATTCAAACAAGTTTTACGACATGAGATGATTCATTTATTGCAACGACAATCTCCGACGGCCTGGAGGGTGCACTACAAACGATGGGGCTATACCATTCAAAAAGATCCACCTGCAGGGATTCCTATTGGCATAGTGGAACGAGTTCGATACAACCCCGACATTGCCGATGCTCCCTGGGCTATTTTTGAAGATCGCTATGTCACCGTGGCCTGTTATAAATCTATTACCAATCCTCAATTGCGAGAAACAGAAATTGTGATATGGGATTTGGAAGTGGGGAAGCAGATTGAAAAAATGCCAGAGTCGTGGCCCTGGGGAGGATTTCACCAAGCGGAGCATCCTCATGAATTATCGGCTGAAATGGGGGCTGATTTGAAAAATACACCGTATGTCCCAGAGGGGTTTAGGGATTTTTTAAAAGTCAATGTTTGAAAACGCCTTGAATGCTTCTGCAAAGGGGGTTCCCGTCTTCAGCGCATTGCAGCTGGAGAGAAAAGCGGCCCATTCTTCTGCAGGACGGCCAATCTCACTATCCACGATTTCGAGAAGGTTTACGCGACCGTAGATCGGGTCATAGTGGTTCGGAAGCGCACCGAGTTCATCGACCGAAAACACCGTCGTGGTGTTTTCGGGAATCACCATGGTGTTTTCGGGAATCGCCGTGGTGTCTTCGGGAACGTCGTCCGCGTATTCGTTAAAGTACCGACAGTTTGGGTAGTAATATACTGTCACTTCAATCGCACGAAGTTCTTTGTTACATGAAATACAGACCGTGGCGGTGTGCGCATTGCATCCAACCTGTCTTTCTCCCTCTGTGCAGTGACAGGTTATGCATTTTATTCGAGAAGACTCAAAGTATGTACGCCATACCATGAAGATACGGTTGTCCTCAGCAGCAGCAGCTGCTGCAGGGGCGGAAGGAGACGCGGTTGCGCGAGGAAGCGCGGTTGCGCTCGTAGGCGCGGTTGCGCTCGTAGGCGCGGATGCGGGAGGAGACGCGGTTGCGCTCGTAGGCGCGGTTGCGGGAGGAAGCGCGGTTGCGCTCGT